CGTTTTATGAACAAAACTGTGTATTTTATCAATATGACGGACAGACCCTTGCAGTAGGGAAAAGAAGCAGCACAAATCAGTTAACTGGTACCGTTTCAATGAATATTGAAAGTAATGTTGTTACCGGTTCAAATACACGATTTGCAGAGCAATTAGCGGTTGGTGATAAAATAGTAATTCGTGGCATGAGTCACGTAGTTACTGGAATTACTAGTAATACCTCTATGACCGTTAATCCAGACTGGCGAGGAGCTTCTAATCTAGTTGGGGCAAGATTTGCCAAGACAGAAGATTTGATATTTCCACAAAGCGAGTGGAATCTTGACCCACTTGATGGTACCGGTCCAAGTGGATATAACATTCTTCCGTGGCGTATGCAAATGATTGCGGTTCAATATACTTGGTATGCGGTTGGTTTTATTGAGTTTATGTTAAGAGGCGGTGATGGTCGATTTGTGTTCTTACATAGAATTCGTAACTCTAACGTTAACACCGAAGCTTATATGCGTACTGCAAACTTGCCTGTTCGTTACGAAGTTGAAAACGTATCAGCAAAAAGTAAATTAAGAAAAACAATCAACAGTACTGCTACTTCAATGGAAGTGTTTGATGCAACTTACTTTCCGACAAACGGAACAGTTTATGTAGATAACGAACTTATTACCTATTCAGGCAAAACAGGTAATATATTAACAGGTTTAACTAGAGCATCTAGTTTAACTAACTTCTCTGCAGGACAAAACAGAACATTTACTGCCGGAGCAGCAAGTTCGCATACAGCAAATACCGGAGTAGTCTTGGTCAGTAACACAGCAAGTCCAACAATTAGTCACTGGGGTAGTGCATTAATTACAGACGGCTCGTTTGACCAAGACCGAGGGTATCTATTCAGTTACACTGCAACAGCTCTTAGTGCAACCACAACTCGTCAAACTGCATTTATGATTAGATTGGCACCAAGTGTATCAAATGCACTAGTTGGAGATCTTGGTGAAAGAGAATTATTGAATAGAGCTCAATTATTGTTGCAAAGTATTGCGGTTACTATCGACTCAACAACATCTGCAGGTGCTATTCTCGTCGAAGGAGTATTAAATCCGAGAAACTATCCCGCTAACCCTGCTAATATTATTTGGAACGGTATTAGTTCGCAAGGTGCAGGAGGACAGCCAAGCTTTGCACAGATTGCGCTTGGTGGATCTATTAACTGGGGCGGAATTCCTATAACAACATCAACGGCAACAGTTTCAGGAGCAGTGACTTTAGGGACCACTGCTCGAGGATTCAACATAATAAGTCAAACCTTAGATTCTCGAGGCGATTCTGGATTGCCTGGTTATTCAAATCCTGTTCTTGCAGGACGGGATGATTTCTTGATTACTAACGCTGCATACGATGCATTTGAAGCTAGTACTCCGATTTTAGTAGGAGATCGATTATCTGCTGGTGCGATTGCATCCGGAACAACTATTCAAAGTATTACTAGGTCATACCTCGGATCTAACTACACTCGAATACAGATGAATAGACCAGCTGACCAAACAAGGACAGGAAATTACAGCGTTACATGTACTAATCAATATAGTGTTATTTTTAACAATGCCTATAATAGTGCAAGAAACACCCTTGCAATGAGAACAACTGATATTAATACTGGAAATATCTTAGTAGGTGATACTCTCACAAGTAGTTTCCTCCCATCCGGTAGATCTATTTCTGTAATCAATCGAGATGTGTTTAAGATTGCAGGCAATTTAATTTCCATTATTACAATGAACGGTAATGCCTCGTCGACCAGCGGAACTGGATCTGATCAAAGCTTAACTGTTCAAGTTCCCCAAACTGCGTCAACATATGCAACCACCAACTATTTGTTCTTTACAAATTCTACTTGGAATTCATCTGGTGCAGGATTAAACACTAGAGTAGCACCTGCATTTACAAACTTCCCAGGCGGTACTTCTGTATCGGCAGTATCCACTAGAGTTTTAGGAACTACTACTGTTGTAAGAGTTACGTTCACCCAAACATTAACAACAAACGTTAGTGCTGGAGGAACAGTAACATTCGAATTTGGTGATCCGCAATATGCATTACCGGGAGAACAGGTATTTGCGTTCGTTGCTAATCCTGGAAACACTGTTGATTTGAATCTAAGTGATCTTAAAGAATTGACTACTACAGCAATCGGAGGAAGAGGCACATTCCCTAACGGTCCGGATGTATTAGCTATTAATATTATTAAGATTACCGGAACCCCAGTACCGAGTTCAATTATTCTACGTTGGAGTGAAGCTCAAGCTTGATGCTTTTTGGATGCAGTGTAGGATGAAAGTTTAGCATCTATTCGTTTTCGGATAGATGCTATCTTATTTCTAGAGTCTTGGATTCCTTCGGGCATTTTACCTGTTATTGAAATAGCATCATGATGCATATCAATTATAGATACCTCTCTTAATATTTCTAATAACATTGAGGTTAATTCTTTTTTGAGATTTTCATCGATCACTTCTGAAATTTCTTTTTGCATTTTATTGTAGTCTTGTTTAAAAGCTGGTGAGTTTTTAATCGACATCATGGTTCTAACTCCAAAATAGTTTCAATTTTAGTACGAATTTGAATATTATTTAATGTATTTTTTAAACCCTGATGTAACTGTTTAGGTAAGTAATCTAAATCAGCCCAACAGACAGTTTTTGCTGAGTTGGTTAAAAATTCGAAATCTACAATACAAACATATGTTCCGTACTCGAAACCCCGATCTTCTGATAGATACAATTCTATAGGAATAATTTTTCCTGCTGAAAAACTTTTTAATAGTTGTTCAGCATCTTTAATCAATCCATTTGTTCTAGGAAACGTAGGAACAGTCCAACGAGAATCTTCTAAAATAAGAAGTATTCTGCCTGTAGATTTTGCCAAATAAAGTAAACCAGCCCGTGATTGCATCTAGTACTTATAGGGGATCTAAATCAAATCTCCAATAACCGGCTGCATATTCGCCTTCGAAACTTTTAAGCCATTGACCACTATTCCAGCGATATTGAATATTAGTTCTTAAATTAGTGAAATAGATGTTAATTTCTTGGAACTTTGAATTTTCGCTAGGCTCTACGGTGTTTTCTGCTCGGGTAACATCGCCGATCGCTTTATATGCAGTATTGTTATAAACAATAACTTGCCCTTCTGTATAGACTACCGAATTGTTATATGGAGAGGTGCTAATTTTCCATGGAGGAGTAAGATTCTCCCATTCACTACCAGTCCATTCGATAATTGAATTTGCTGGCAATACTGGATCACTGTTGTCTAAATTTTTCCAACCATCAGGGCCATCGTAGGCGTAAAAATCAGGTCTAGTAATATTGCTGCCTACATTAGGACTGTTGTTAACATCGTCTAATATTAGATATCTAGTACCTGCTGGTATATTGGCAATACCGTTAAATGTACGCTCAGGATTGAATGTGTAAGGATCAACAATAGCATCTACGGTGGTTTTTCCTTGAGGGAATTCTGTGCTAATTATCACTGTATTAGATGGTACGTCCTGTATAGATACTAATAATTTCGAAGGGTCTACTTCATTAACTACAAATGTTCCTCTAATTTCGGTACCGTCGGGTTGAAGAAAATAAATTAAACTAATTCCGGGAAAATGTCTCCCATAGAGTTCTAATACTTCATTCCAGTCAATAGTGTCACCAATTCAGAAAGATCATAATCGTTGGCTTGACCGTTTTGACTTTTTAGTAATAAAACACCATAATTACCTTCGGTAGTTCTAATCTGCACATCGCCTTCGTCGTTGTTGTAAATTAAATCTTCTAATCCTAGAACATCTCCGGTATCAGTAAACACATTCATAATAACATTGCGAATAACACCCAATTTCTTAACCTTGGCAGGAGGTGTAATGTACATGGGCATTTTAAATTCCATGGTCATTATGTCTATTTCGGTATCTGTGCCCTGAGGGATCGTTCTTGAACTAAAAATTATATTCTGCAAATCGACTACGCTGAGACTAGTCCAGTCAATATAGTTGTCAGTTGTTTGTATATCTAAACTAGGATTAAACAAAATCATAATTTGTTCAAACAGTTGAAGTTTTTGATCTACGTTACTAGTCCAGAGATCGGCCTTCATGGTCAAATTAAATGGAGTAGGCATTAGACGTTCGATAGTATACCCGCCTCCTTGACTATTGTCATAGACAATTTCACCATTAATATTTTCCCAATTTCTTTCTCTGATATTTAATTTGCTGGTAAATGTTGCATCACTGAGTCTAGTTCTATCTAGTTCTAATCCTGTAATATAACAGGAGATCCTAGGGACAGTAGGCAGTTTGTTTTCTGAGTTTTCTTTAATGATAGCAGCAACTTGTCGACTCATGTCGCCATACATAACAGGAACGCTTTTAAGCGTACCGTCGCCAGTTTTGTATTGAAAACCAATAAACACACGCATAAATTGTGTTACATATCTTCTTATTTGACCGTCATAAAAATAGTCACTCATTATTCATCCGCCTTAGGTCTTAATATTTTGCTCAATGCCTGTTTCTCAGGAACAATCTTACCGTTAATTCTAGAGACATTTTCGTTATTAACAAACGTACCTTTTTGGGTTTGTCTAACTTCTTTACCTAAGAATACATCATCAGGAGATCCTCCTGGCACAACATCCTTAAAGCCCATGTTGCTCATAGTCATACGCACATTGTCCTCCATCTTAACCCACCGTTTGCCATTGTATCTAAACAGTCTATTGGGCTTGTAATCAGTACGCAGGCAGTATTGCCCATCGACAGCGGCTAAGGGAAAACTGATACCGGAAGTAAATGGAGCGCCATTAGGCGGTTCACCATCACCTAATAACCACTGTCCTTCGTAGTCGTTATATTCTGGGGGTCTAAACTGTGTGCTGGCAGTAACTCCAACATAAACAGGGTCACCGTTTTCGTCAAACAACAGATTGCCCTGCTCGTCTGTTGCCTGTCGTTGAACGCTGACATCCACAGTGTCAGCATCAACTGTAACCAATTCGACTTTGCCGTTTGCGTCTTTCTGTACAGTGTAATATTTACTAGTATCCCAACCACTGCGGGGTGCATCTGCTTCTGCTTGATTGAGTACCGCCGCAGTAATCTGCATTTCTTTGTTATAAGTACTGACAATGTCTCGTAGACTGTCTGACAATTCCCAATAGGTAGTATTGGGCGGGAATACATTGGTAACACCGTTCAGTGGAACATTGAGTACATCGTATCTGTCACTGGTTGCAGGATCAACTCCTGTAACACCAGTGCCCTGGATAGGAGTGTAATAGTCAGCGTTAGGCGCCAACTCACCACTAATACCGTCTTGTGTAGCAGGTACATCTTTGACTTGATAAATTTTACCATCAGGTCCTGTGAATGTGTCTCCGGGATTATATACAGTGTCGCCATTCCAAGGCAATACCGCAGGATCAACTACAATGTATTTGGTACCGTCGGGCATGACTACTACATCGCCCGGATAATAGACTGCTGTAGGATCGTAAGGTACGCCCGGGGGATCGATGCAAGTATAGTTTTGCCCATCCAGTCCAGTGACAACATCTCCGGGGAAATAGGTAACGTCACCTTCCCACGGTCCTTTGAAATTGTCGCTATCAGCAATGCCATCTAGAATATCTTTAAATTCTTCGCTGTCGACTAGTGGTTTACATTTGGCACGATATAAGTGTGGGTACCAAGTTACTGAAAAGCCCTCTGCTGCACGAGTAACATCTTCGATAACATAAAATCTTTTTAGAGCAAATGTTAAATCGTTCAATGCCCATTCGTCTTTCAAGTGGGGCAGTTCTATAACATCGCCTGATATTAATTTTCTACCTAGTTTTTCTACAGTATCATTAATATGGAAGGTGACAAAAATTGTATCGTTTTGTAAGAATAAACCAAACTGACTTAGGTTAAAGTCAATGTCGTTGATGTTATAAACGCCTCGTAATA